GCCGCTGGTGCCTGCACGGTGAGACACCGCAGCCCATCCCGACCGCTGACCCGCGCATCGTGAAAATGCAGGAGGTGCTCCCGGCCTGCTGCCATTTGGTTCCGATCCTACGTCGCGGCATCAACATATCAACCCTAGCCGAATCCGCATTGTATGAGCTAACCCAGCGAGGCAGCGTAGCCGCGCCCGGATTTATGCAACCCGAAGGCATCGTGGTGTTCCATACCGCCGGGAACGTCGGATTTAAGATGATCCTGGACAACGACGGGGTGCCAAAATCCTCTTTGAAATCATGAGCATCGAGAATCTGCCAGCGTGCGTGACCTGCAAGTTTTGGTCACCAGACGACGAACATAAAATCTCTGGCTGGTGCCACCACCATCAAATCCTCGCAGACTCTTACGAGAGCTGTGAGAGTCATAAGCCTGTGATTACAAGCAAAGTCATGACCTCAATACCCATCAAAGAAGCCGTGCAAGCGGCCCTCTATTTTGCAAAATACAAGGAGTCCAACTTGTCGGAGTATTGCTGGTCGTCCGACAAAATGGAAAACGAAGTAACAGAGCAAGACAAGCTGCGTGGACACGCGCAACTAGCAGCCGCCGCGCGGATTCTGGCTGCCGAAGTCGAGCGGCTAACTAAGGAGCTACAATCATGACCAAAACACCTCAAGAGCTGGCCGCATACCTTCGCAGGGTAAACGCATGGCGGCGCAGCGACACCGACGAGCCGATGCCTGGTCCGACAGAGCTAGGCCAAGCGATAGACCAAGTGATTGCTATTTTGGAAGAGCAGGCACAACCCCAGACCATCGCTCGCTCCGAGTGCTGCGAGGCACCAGCCGTCGTCGCTGGCAAGCCGGGATCAACCCAATGGTATGCTTGCCCGGATTGCTTCCAGCCGTGCAATGTGTGCCCTGAGTGCTTCCAGCCGTGCGATGTTTATTTTTAGGACAACACAACCATGACCACCACAACCACCTACAACGCAATCGTCGCCATCGACAAACAAGGCCGCATTGGCCGCAACGGCAAACTTCCCTGGAGCAGTCCAGCGGATATGCGGCACTTTGCCAGCAGAACAAGGTACTCGACCGTTCTGATGGGCCGCAAGACCTTTGATTCTCTGCCTAATCTGCTAGAGTATCGTCACCACGTCGTGCTCAGCAGAGACGTGAGACCCAACAGCAAGGAGGTGACGTTTGTCACGGGTACAGAGGGTGCACAGACTGCTTGTGCGCGCAGGGGCGGCAGCGTCTGGGTGATGGGAGGAGCCGAGATCTACAAGCAATTCTTGCCGCTCTGCGACTCTATCGTCGTCACGCACATCCCGCAGAGTTTTGATATGCGTCACGACTCGGACGTTTTCATGCCGGAGTGGGAGGACCAGTTTACTTATGGTGTTTCCGAGAAGCACGATTCATTGCGACTCGTGCGATACTGGCGCGGCCAAAGCGTTGAGGACAAAATCATCGAGCAGATTCGCGCGCGGCAGGCTGCGGGCGCGGCAAAATACGGCACGACCATGAGGCGGGACGACTTGAGCGTGGGCGATTGGATGCAGCACGCAAAAGAGGAAATGCTGGATGCTGCAATTTACTTGCAGAAGCTGCAAGACGTTCAGGCTCAGCTTAAGCAATAGACTTTTCCTCCCAAAAACAACAACACGACACCAAAACCATGAAACTCAACATCACGCGCGGCAAGATCGCGCGCCCACAGAAAATCGTCATCTACGCACCAGAAGGCATCGGCAAGACCACACTGGCCGCAGCCTGTCCCGATCCGCTTATCATCGACCTAGAGCAGGGCAGCCACCATCTGGACTGCGCTAGAGTGGAGCCGACCAGCTACGCGCAAACCTGCGACATCATAAAGGAGCTGGCACAGGGCAGCGACTTCTCGACTGTCATCATCGACACCATCGACTGGCTGGAAGAAAAGATGCTGGAGCACGTCTGTAAGGCCAACAACAAAGCCAGCGTAGAGGATTTTGGCTACGGCAAGGGCTACATCGTCGCAGCCGAGGAGATGGTAAAGTTCCTAACGCTGCTCGACAAGCTGGCCGTCAAATCGAACGTCATCCTTCTGGCGCACAGCGAAGTTAAAAGACAGGAGCTGCCAGACCATCCGCCGTTCGACCGCTATCAACTCAAGCTGGCAAAACAGATCGCTCCAGTCGTCAAAGAATGGGCTGATGCGATTCTGTTTGGCTCCTTCAAGCTGGCAATTCGCGAATCAGATGGCCGGGCGAAAGGCGTGGCTGCTCGGGAGCGGACACTGCGATGCGCACACTCAGCCACCGCCGACGCCAAGAACCGGCACGGGCTGCAAGACGTGGAACCGTGGGACATTGCCACAATACGCAAGATCCTGAAATCAGCCGTTCCCGCAGAACCAGCACAACCCGTGGCGCCGCAGCTTTCGTTTGTGGAAACCTTTGGGCCACACTGGGATAAGGTTGTCGATTTTCTGATCCTTCGGAAAGAACTAGAGCAAGGGCAAGGGCTGGATCACGTGTCCGAAGAATACCAAGCGCGGGTCATGAGCAACGTCGAAGCATTTAAGAAGGCCGTTGGACTGGAGGTGGCATCATGATTAGGCCATCAAGTTTGCCAAAGCTCGCGGAATGCGTGCGCTTTGAAGGTATGGCGGGTGCGGGGCCGGCTGCGGAGCGAGGTAATACGCTGGACAAGCTCTATCGTGAGGTGCTGGGAGGAGTGGCCGTGCTTGACCCAAACGACGAAGAACACCGAGGCATCTCGTGGGCGGTATATATGACTCTCATCCTAGCCAACAAACAAGCAGAGGATGTCGGACCTGAGATCTTTACCACGGAAAGCATTCTCTGGAAGGAGGATGACCTGCGCGTCGAGGCGTGCGGAATGCGCGGAACCGCTGATTGCGCATTGCCGCACGCTCGGACATCCATTGACCTAAAGACCGGACAAGAACGCAACTACATGGAGCAACAGGCGCTTTATGCGTTGGGCTTTATGGCTCGCTACAACGTGGACAAGTGGACGGTCGTCTTGTTGTACTCTGATCTGCGCAAGATGGTGAGGGTTGTCTTTACACGCGAACAGGCACAGGACATCATTCGCAACCTGATGGCAAGAGTGCACGACCCGGTGGCGGTCGCCACACCATGCGAGTACTGCAACTGGTGCGCGAAAAAGTACACATGCGCGGAACGACTGGAAACGGTCGCGTTCTGGGCGGGCAAAGATCCGGCAACCATCGACTGGAAGGTGGAGCTTGAAGACCCGGTAAAACTCGCGCAGTTCATCAATCTGTGCTCGCTCATCACGAGCAAAGACGGACTGGAGGATTACGCTCGCGGACTTGCACGCGACAAGCTCAACACGGGCGAGGATGTGCCCGGCTTCGTACTGCGCAATCGTCGAGGCCGCGAATACGTCGAGCCGGAGACCGTTGCCATCCATGCGGAACAACTAGGCATTGCCAACATCCTCGCGGCGTATGGCAGTTTGTCCGCCGAGAAGTTCAAGGGGTTATGGGAAACAGCACTCAACGGCGTTCCCTTCCCGACGGACGAGATCAAATCTGGGCCGAGTTCACAATTTGTGGCCAGCCAACCAAAACCAAAAACCAAACCATCCAAGTCATGAGCTTAAAATACACAGCAGGCGCACCAAAAGAACCAGAGTACAAGATTCTTGAACCGGGCGATTACGATTTTGTCGTAAACGATGCGGTCGAGAAGAAGAGCAAGTCAGGCAACCCCATGATCGAGCTAAAGCTGACGGTCGGCACGCATCCAAACGAAAAAGGCGTGTTTGATTACCTCGTGTTCGACGGCAAGAGCGAATGGAAGCTCGACACTTTCCTGCACTCGATCCAACGTCACCCAGGGGTAGGCGTCGAGATGGACATAGACCCGATGGATTTTGTCGGCGAGAAGGGCCGCGCAAAGATCAAGGTCGAACTCTACAACGGCAACAAGTCAAACAAGGTCCAAGGGTACTTGTTCGACAAGGACGCCAAGCAGAAGCCAATGGAGATCACCAGCGGCGCCGACACCATCCCATTCTAAAGTGAAGCTCCGCGACTACCAGCAGGAAGCACTCACTGCAATCCACGAGGGATTCAAATCTCGACAACGGCTCTTGGCAGTGCTTCCTACTGGAGCCGGAAAGACAATTCTCTTCGCTCACATTGCGGCAAGTCATACACCGCAGCGGACTTTAGTCCTAGCTCACCGCGAAGAGCTGCTCACGCAGGCAATCGACAAGATCCATCGTGCCACCGGATTGGTGGCGGAGATGGAGAAAGCCAGCCACCACGCATCAATGAGCGCACAGGTGGTGGTGGCAAGCGTCCAAACTATGATGGGACGCAAAGACCGCTGGCCTAAAGATCACTTTGGGCTGGTGGTGGTGGACGAGGCGCATCACGTGCTCAGCGACTCTTACCAGTCGGTGGTGTCGCACTTCCATAACCACGCGAAGATTCTGGGCGTGACCGCTACGCCAGACCGAGGAGACAAGCGCAACTTGGGCGCCTATTTTGAAGAAATCGCATACGAAGTCGGGCTGGCTCGACTCGTGCGAGACGGCTATCTGTCACGCATCAAGGTCAAAAAGCTGCCGGTCACGGTGGATCTGCGCACAGTCGCCAAGCTGGCCGGAGATTACAAGGTTTCGGATCTGGGCGAGGCGCTCAGTCCGCGCTTGTGGGACGTAGCCAAGGCCATTGCTGCCGAGACGCAAGACAGAAAAACCATCGTGTTCTTGCCGCTTGTCGAGATGGCACGCGACTTTTCCGCGATGCTGAACAAGTGCGGCGTGGCATCGCAGGCAGTGGCCGGAGTGGACAGCACAGACGACCGTCACGGGGCGCTGGCATGGTTTGCAAATGCGCCAAAGGGCACGGCGCTTTGTAACGCCATGCTTCTCACAGAGGGCTTTGACCAGCCAGACGTGGATTGTATCGCAATCCTCCGACCGACGCAGGTGAGGGCACTTTTTGCGCAAATGGTGGGGCGTGGCACGCGCATCCATCCCGGCAAAGAGGATCTGCTGCTTCTTGACTTCTTGTGGCAAACCGACCAGCACAAGCTGATTACGATCTCGCGGCTGATTGCAAAATCGCCAGATGATGTCGCAGGCATAGAGGCCGCTATCGAAGCCGGGGACGAGGCGTTTCAGTCCGCCGAGGATGTCGAGACGCAGCGACTCAAGAAGCTGTTGAAAACGCTGGATGCGGTCAAAGAGCGACCGGCGCAAACATATGACGCGGTTGAAATGGCCTACGCTCTGGATGACGAAGAGCTGCTGACGTATGAACCGACGATGGAATGGCATCACAAAGATGTCAGCGAAGCGCAGACGAATATCCTGATCCGCGCAGGCTTTGACCCAGGGTCAGTGACCTGCCGAGGTCACGCATCCAAGATCCTTGACAAGCTGGCCATCCGCCGAGCGGCAAACCTCGCAACACCCAAACAAGTGCGGTTGCTAAAACGCTTGGGCCACCCGTCACCACAGACAGCGACATTTACTCAAGCAGGCACCTTTATCTCTCAGAAATTCGGACGATGAAATACACACCACGATTACACGTAGAAACCGTAGAAAGTAGACTGCCGGAGAGCGTGCACGCTTATTTGCAGCACGGCGCCGCCAAGGGGCAGAGGAACGCGACGCTCTACTCGATGTCCCAGCAATTCTTCGCTGCTGGCATCTCGCAGGCCGAGGCGCAAAGCCGACTTCTACCTCGTGCGCTGGCCGATGGGCTGAGGGAAGCTGAATCAATCACGGCGATCCAAAGCGGGTATAAGAGCACGGTTGTGACTGACCCGATCAAGTCGAGGCGCACAGTCTCGCATTCGATGGCGCCGGCACTCGTGCACAAGGACGACTTCATCCAAGCGTTGCAGGCCGCATTCCTGCCAGATGAATTGGTCGCTGTGTGCGATGCGCGTTGGCAGGAAGACAGGTGGGTGCCAGACGCTGCGATGATTAAGACCCGCACGCAGTGGGAGAGGCATCACGCCAAACGTCCCATTGACCTTGTGTGCTCGACCGGCGGCGGCGCCTACATCGGAATCAATCCGCTTTCGACGTTACAGGGCGGGCGTAAAAACGATAATATACACGCTTACCGCCATGTACTTGCAGAGTTTGACGACGGCGATCCTGAGGAGCAACGGCGCACGCTGGAAACGTCAGGACTGCCGATAAGCCTGATCGTGACAAGCGGCAAGCGATCAATCCATGGCTGGATCAGGGTGGATGCTACCAACAAACAAGAATGGGACGAGCGGCGCGACCAGATCTTTGCTCAGCTCAAGTGTGACCCGAAGAACAACGACCCGGCGCGGGTGAGTCGGTGCCCAGGGGTGCTGCGCGAAGTGGACGGCGTGCGTGTCTTGCAGGCGCTGCTGGCCACACAGATCGGGCCGGGCGAGTGGCCGGAACCTAATCCGCTGCCAAAACTGTTGAACGTAAAAACGCTGAGGCAGAGCGTCGCATTCGGTGACGGGCTGCCGGATCTGATTACTGGGCTGCTTAGCGTCCGCTCCAAGATGATGATTGCTGGGCCATCCAAGGCTCGGAAATCGTGGACGCTGCTGGACTTGGCCATCTCAATATCGTCGGGCGCGCCATGGCTCGGGCTGCCATGCGCTCAAGGAAAGGTCATCTTTATCGACGGCGAGCTGCACAGAGAACAGATCCTCGACCGTTTGATGACGGTCAGCGAATCGCGATTGCTGCCGGAGGACGTGTGGGCGGACAATCTGATGATCTGGCCGATGCGTGGACAGATGCGGGAGGTGACCGAGCTGATGCACGCGCTGATGGACACGCTGCTCAAGGAGCGACCGCTGGCCATCATCCTCGATCCGATTTACAAGCTGCTAGGCGATCGAGACGAAAACGCAGCGGGCGAAATCAATTCGCTGCTGAACGAGTTGGAGCAGGTCGCTCGGAACGTGGGGTGCTGTATTATCTACAGTCACCACTTCGCAAAAGGCGACAGCTCCGAGAAATCGGCAATCGACCGCGCGTCAGGTTCTGGGGTGTGGGCGCGCGATCCTGACGCCATGGTTTATTTCACTCCGCCGCAAAAGCCGAAGAAAGGAGAAGCGCCGCCGTCCTACGATTTTGACGTTGAACTAGTGGCTCGTGGACACCCAAAAACCGATCCGTTCGCTGTAAAGTGGAACGTCGGGCACTTTGAGCGCCAAGGCACGGGAGCGCTGTACAAGCTGAAGCGGAACGATCACGCGCTTAGCCAAAGCCAATCTTTGGTGACTAGTGCGGTTCTGATTTTGCGCGAAATGCCGTCGCTTTCCAAGGCTGCTGCTTTGGAATACGTCAAAAGCACACTTGATGTGAGCTTTGAGGCTGCACAGAAAATCTGGACCGAGGCCAGCAAACCGCATCAAAGCTGCGTGATTCTCGACCCAGATTCTGGGATGTGGATGGGAACGGCAAACCGTCCGTTTTAATCACAGGCCGAGCGATTGCTTTAAGCGTTGAAAATTTGCTTTTGCTTCATCAAGGCTCATCGGTTTATCGTCGATATTTATTTCACGCTTTCCTTCTGCAATTTCCTTTAGTTCTTTCATAATCCGCTCACCTACTGTTTCCTTGTGCGGGCTTTGAACAACAGGTTCTTTATCTTTTGCACTTTGAACACCTCCATCCTTCCAATTAAAAAATCCGATCAAAGAATCGCCGCGCCAGCGTCCATTATACATGACGACATATTTGGCATGGCGGGCGGAACTGAAAACCGCATCGGCGAGCTTGGCGTCGATTTTGAACTCTTTACACATCCAATTGATCACCTCGCTTTCGCCAAGGCGGGAATGTTTAAGGGGTGGCATTTGGCTGATGTGAGGCCAATAATGGTGGTACTTTGGTGGTCTACGAATCATTGTTTTTGTTTTTGTTGGTTTCTTGTCTGGGGGTATAGCACTTGCACTCTATTACCCCGCTGTGGGGACAATATATGCTCGTCAGGATTACCGATCCGACACAAGAATAATCACACGGGGAAGATTATTGATCAAGTGAATAATCGACCCGGTGAGCTTTTTCTAATAGCTCGGGATGAATATATGTCGCTCCGGTGTAAATGCTTTCGGGGACAATAAGAATACGTAGTATAGGCGGCGTTCACAAACGCGCCGTCTATCGACGCACTGAACGCCACCCGTTTGGCGCGGGATGATTGGAAGCCGCTCAAAAAAACAGTTAAAAATGAAAACAAGCAACTCTCACAATGCGGATCAAGCCGCTCGCGTAGCGGAAATGATGAAACGCGCACAGATGGCCATAGAAGGGCGTCAAGGTGCGGTTGGCTGTGGACATAGCGAAGATGTGGTAAAACCCGCTAGAAAGGCCGTTTCTGCGCAAAAGAGAGGGCGTGTGGCTGGTGCTGATGCCGCGCTCTACTATGCGGAATTTTTGGGCGCCGGGTCGCGTACTCGGAAAGTGGTGTTGCAAACTCGCGGGCGGAGGCACAGTTGGCGTAGTTGGACCGATGTAACACACGCCGCGATGGTGTGCGGAGTTGAGCAAATGATGGAATGGGTGAACACCTATGGTGACAAGAGCAATCACTACCGGGTCATCGACCGCGTGGAGACGATTCTGCTGGCGCCGGCTGAGATGCGGGCAAGACGCAAAAAAACCCCTCCAGCCTGAAAAGACTGGAGGGGCTCCCCTTTTCCTAAACGTCCATTTTCCAGACTACGGGAAAAGAGCGCCATCTGGCTCGGTGTCAAGAGCGATCCGGGGAAGCAACTGACTATCCTCGGTGTCTTGGCGCTGGATTGGGCGCGACGGGCGGTCGGGAGGTGGGGCGATGAAGATCGGGATGTCGCTGGCTGGCGTGTCGTACGGGTGGAGAAACACGGTGGGCTGACGGTCGGTCAGGCGGGCTTCTAGGGACACGATCCATGTGAAGGATGAGGCTTGGGTGACGAGGAGCGTGATGAGAAGTGCGTTTTTCATATTGGGGTGGTGGTGGGTGGTGCACATGAGGGGCACATAAGGGGTAAAAAGCGAAAAGCGTTTATGCTGCCTTTTTCAGTTCGCGTCGTGCTGCGGTCATTGCGGCGCGTTCCGTGTTGTAGTTTTTCATAAAGAGCACGTCGCCTGCTTCGTGCGTTCCCGTCATGCAAAGCACCATGACGCGGAAGGCTGTATCGCCGTATCCGTCTTGAATTTGCTTTACTGTTGCCTTGTAGTTGCCGGATGTAATTTCGTTATTCATATTGGTTGGTTGGTTGCGCCTGCCGTGATTGGCGGGCTGTGTTGTCACTATACTCTGTCAGGGGATAGCGTCAACGGATAATTGCATTATTTTATCAAATAAATCAAAAAAGCGGGAGGGCTTTGATGGGTCCGCTTACTTGCGGTACTCGCGGTAAACCGTGCCATCTGACAGCGTAACGGTCCGTGCTGCTGTGCAGGACTTCAGGCCGGGCGTCTCGCGCCAGCCGTCGTCGGTCACCTTGATTGAATCAAACTTGACCCATGTTTTTGGCCAGCCAGCCCAATCGACCTGAGCGCGTCCGTCTTTGATGGCGATGACCTGGCCGATGCGTGGGGCGTAATGCGAGGGAGTTTTGATGTGCTGGACTGTGGAGCCGATGGTGAGTGGTGTTGTTTGCATGTGGTCACTATACTCTATCAGGGGATAGTGTCAACGGATGATTTAATCTTTTTCGCTTTTTTTATTAGTGCATCAATGAGCAGTGATTGCACCCAGACAGGCGGCTCGCTCGCGTGCTGCTCGTACTTTTGCAACATCCTTACCGGCAAGCCAGGGATGAGTCGGGCGCACTGCGATTGGCTGAGTCCATACTTGCGACGGATTGAGATGAGGGTTTGGCCTAGCGTTTCGGTGGTGGTGGTCTTGGTCATGAGGTCGTGACTGTACTCTGATGGGGGATGTGGTCAAGAGCTGGACCGGCTTGACCGTCGGAAACCTTTCTTTATAGTCTTGAATGGAGACAAAAAAGGAAAGACGCAATCGCCTCGCAAGAGATCGATACACTCACAATGAGAGCACAAAGCAGCGTTACCAGATTAAAGCTCGGGCCGCTATTCCGGAAAGGAATGAAAAGCGTAAAGAAAAAACCTTAAAGAAACGAAAAGAGAGCTGGAAGGTCGCTTTTGGAAGGAAGGTCTACGATATTAACGCTTTAATCCTTGAATCGTATGAACATGAGAAAACCATGCTGCTGAAGATGGAGGCTAAAGAATTGTTTTGGAAATCTGAAGAGGGGCAAAGTGCTTATAAAAGCTACTTGGGCCGTCGATATCGGAATTCAATGAGTGCTGATGAACGGAAGCGATATAAAGAAGCTCATCTGGTCAGATACAAACGGCGAATGCTTAAGAAGAATTCTAATTATTTTAATGAAATAAAAAGAGAGAAAAAGGGTAGTCCCATAATCTTGCAAAGGCAGAGATTAAGAACCCATTTTGCAAATTCATTCAAGCGATACAGAAAAACCAAAGTAGATACACTGAGCAAGATGATCGGCTGCACTTGGGCATTTTTTACATCTTGGATTGAATCAAAGTTTACCAAAAAAATGAAATGGGAGAACTATGGAAGCTATTGGCATATTGACCACATTGAGCCATTAGCTGCTTTTGACGTGTACAATAATGAACACATGCTAAGAGCGTGGCACTATACCAACCTCAGGCCATTAAGTGCCAAAGAGAACAGAATTAAAAGAGCCAAGATCATCACTCATCAGCCTGAGCTGATTATGACAATACATTAGAATGACCATAAAAGTTTGGCGTTTTGATAGTTAATGTCGCAAAATTCATAGCCATTAGAAAAAACGCCGTCATGGACCCGCGCCGGGATAAGAATACTAGTACAGTGTTCATTTTGGCAGGTTTCCGTCCCACGCCCATTATTTTTATTTATGCAAACTTTTTGCATTTGTATTATGCAATTCATTTGCATCAGAACCAGTTCTCGGCATCCTGACGCATCGACACCGATCATCCAGTTTTTCAGGTAGCCGCGCCCGAGTATGTGGAAGCTCCCGAGGACATCCTCGCCGAGCGCATCGTGCGGCGGTGGCGGCAACATGCAGATCTTAGCCGGCAGCAAGCCATCGACATCGTAAAAGTGGAGTACGTGCAATTCCAGATTGAGCGAGAGGCACGCGACCTCGACCACTACAGCTACGCCAAAGGTATCTCTGCTGTACTGGCCTACATCGCTGACTCAGCAACCCCGATGGTCGAGCTGGATGCGGTCGCTTATTGCTACGGGCTGATCGGTCGTGCGGAAGAGTCCATGGACCAGATCGCGAAGCGCCATCGGATCTCCAAGCAGGCATTTTCAAAGAAGGTGGAGAAAACGCTGGAGAGCTTTCACCTCAAGCCCAAACACGGGATGAGGCCACAACCGCAGCGCCGCATCTACGAGTCAGTCCACCACGCTAAGTGGGAGCACATCGAACAAGACGCACCCAAACAATGACCAGCTACATCACAATCGACCCAGGAGTAAACGGAGGCATTGCGTGGGGCTCCACCGCGCTCTCATCCTGCATGGGGATGCCGGACAGCGACACCGAAATCGCGGAGGAAATTAGCCTGCTCTACAGTATGCGGCCAGGCATTAAGTGCATCATCGAAGACGTTCCGAAGTTTGTCGGAAGGGCGCTACCGGGATCAACCATCTTCCCTCTCGCGTTTAACTGCGGGCTGGTTCGCGGGATTGCGGTGTCGCTCCGGATGCCGGTCATCCTAGTCAGGCCGCAAGACTGGCAGAAGCATTTCCGTCTTGGCACCAAAGGAGACACTACCGGGACCACCGAATGGAAAAACAAGCTCAAGGCCGAAGCACAGCGGCGCTACCCACATCTCAAAGTCACACTCAAAACAGCGGACGCACTTTTGCTGCTCGCCTACGCACAGGAAAAACAACTCTAACTACCATGTTTACACCAATCAAACTCGAAACCAGAAAGAACGTCTCTCGCTTTAAGGGGATGCAAGTAGGCGAAGTAAGAGAGCTTGCCGCTAAGTCAAAAGCTCAAGCGGTCGCAACGCTCCGCTTCCGCATGAAGAAGTACGTGCACGAGATCTACACGCTGGATGACTCATCAATGCCATTCCGTTTCCGCCGCGACGCCTGACCTATGCAACTAGCACTACCTAATTTTGACACGTTCAGCCAAACAGAGCTGGAGGATTTCGCAGCGACTGAACTTTCGATGATGCGGGAGGAGGCACAGACCGCATCCACAATCAGCCAGACCGCATTCCAGCGAGCGTGGAAAGTCGGCAAGGCGTGCGTCAAGCTCAAGGAGGCAGTCAGCGAAGACGACTGGGAAGCATACGCGACCCAGCACGTGGGCGCCGGAGACTACTATGCGGTGTATCGCTGTATGCGACTGGCGAGGATGTCACCGGACAAGCCACCGTTACAAAAGACCGGGAGCAGCCAGTACAAGCAGCTCCAGATTGCGATGGGGCTGGAGTCCGCGCCAAAGACGACGCCGCGCAAGACGGACGTTCTCAAGTTTCAGAACCTCATGGCATCACTCGGCTGCATCAAGCGATGGTGGCGCGAAGGGCACGTCATCGAAACGCTCGATGCGGAGATGATCGCCGAGATCCTAGAAGACATGCAATTCCTTCAAGAAATTTATGAGACACTCACGAAGCAGATTCCCGAAGCCACCGACACCGCCTCAAGTGGATAGAGAGATCATGCTGGGTGAGGTGCCGCAGCGGATGCAGCAAACCATGGACATCTCACGAGAGACCGTCCTAGACAGTCCACCGTCTAAACTGTCTAAACAGTCTAATGCAATTCTTTTGCATGAGTGGGTCGAGTGGTGTCGGAGCACAGGCCGGGAAGCACACGCTGCGGATCTGATCGAGCGGACGCGGGCGGAGCTGCGCAATCAATAACAACATGGATGCGGAACCATTAAAACCTTCTTTTGTCTCGGAGTGTGGGCGCGTGACGTTGTATCAGGGAGATTGCCGCCAAGCGATAGCAGGCATTAACGCCGACGCCGTTATCACTGATCCTCCTTATGGGATTGGCTTCGCGGCACAGCCGACTAAATGGCAGCGATTGGCTGGCAAGAAACCAGAAGCGTGGGACGATTTTACAATTCCTGAGGTAGTTCTAAGTTTACCGGAAATCGCTCCAATCTGTGTCGTCTGGGGAGGTAATTACTACCCTCTTCCTTGCAGCCGGGGCTGGCTTATGTGGCGCAAACCAGACGCGCCGCCTAGTATGTCGCACGGAGAACTAGCGTGGACTAACCTTGACCAAAATCTAAAAGTCATTGACTGGAGTATTTCGGCTACAAATGCAGAGCGCGTTGGCCATCCGACCCAAAAACCAGTTAGAGTTATGGGCTGGACAATGGAGCAGGCCGGGGTTCCAGAAGGCGCCACTGTACTCGACCCCTTTATGGGCAGCGGCACGACCGGCATTGCCTGTATTCGCACTGGCCGTCGCTTCATTGGCATTGAAAAAGATCCAGCGCATTACTTGACTGCCTTGACCCGGATCAAGAATGAATTGGCGCAGGGTGACTTGTTTCTTTAGAAATTATGGACACCACCGCCGAGGACACACAAAAGAAGCTGCAAAACCTGCTCGCGCGGGTCGCTGCTGGTCATCCGTTATCCTATGCAGAGAGCGAGTTTTTGAAGAACCAAAGCACAGAGACGGGATACAAAACACTCAAAGATGTCGCTGCTTTTTTTGGAATCACACAGGGAGCTTTGCGTCGATGGGAAGAAAAGTATCCGGACGCGTTTGAGAAAGGTTCAAGCGGCTACAACATTGAGAAGATCAAGGCCGCAAGGCAGCAGTTTCTGGCCAGCGGCAAATACGCGCGGCTAAACGATGGTGACACGATCAACGTCGAAGGCGTGCAGGACGTGGCATCGCTAAAGGCGCGCAAGATCCATCTGGAGTGCCAGAAGCTGGCCACCCAGATTGAGATTCTACAGGCAAAGTACGTGTCCGTCGATGAGGTGCTGGCGCAGGTGCGCGCGGTCATGTATGCGATCAAGGAGAAGATCAAACGCATTCCGCCTGAGATGGCATACGAAGTCAGCGGCGTGTCACCGGCGGAGGCCGAGGAACGGCTGCTTGTCTGCATCGACAAGATCCTGCGGGAGATGGAGCACGAGGATTACGTCAAAATCGAAGAGCAGCTAAAGGCGAAGAAGGTGGATGTCGAAATGATGGAAGTCGAGATTGCGCCAACCGAGCCAGTCAAGCGAGGGAGACCGCGCAAGAGCTAATGGCATTCTCGATCTACCCATTGATGGCGGAGGTTTGGCGGCCAACGCCTAAGCTGCCGGTAGACGAGTGGCTGAGAACGCACGTGCGGTTCGAGCGCGGGCCGATCCTCGGGTCGTTCGATGTGCGCAATTCCCCGTGGATTAAAGCGCCGCTTGAAGAGCTGCGAAATCACGAGACGCGCGAAATCATCTGCGCGTGCTCGGTGCAGAGCGCCAAGACCGCCCTGGCCGAAGGCGCCATGTTGTACCTGATCGCGGAAGAAGGCGGGGACATGTGTCTCTACCTGCAAACAGACGAGCACGCCGACGAGTTCCTAGACACCCGGTTTAAGCATCGGATTCTGGACTGCAAGCCGGTGCGGGCGATGCTCAACAAAGGGGACAAAAGCATCCAGAAGCGGACGGTGGCATTCGCTCACATGACCCAGTACGTGATGGGCGCCAGCAACATCCACAACTTGCAGAGTAAGGCGGCGCGCTATGTCATCGGGGACGAGGCCGCCTACTGGACGCACGGGCACATCGACGAGTCACGCAAGCGGACAACCTCGTTCGATGCGCGCAACTCGAAGCGGATCTACGTCTCAACACCGATGAACAACAGCGGCGAGTTCTACGAATCGTTTACCGCCGGATCATGCAGCGAGTGGCATGTGGCTTGTCCTGCGTGCGGGGAAAAGTGGCCGATGGTGCTGGGTCAGCTCAAGTGGGACGGTGAAGGCGCCAGGCTGGCTGACGGCAAATACGACCTCGCGCGGATCAAGAACACGGTCAGATACGAATGCCCCTCGTGCAAAGTCCACCTCAAGGACGAGCCGCAAGTCCGCCGGCAGATCGCGAACAGCGGGTTCTATCAGAATCAGAACTCGGCGCCAGACCCGCGCGTCAAGAGTTACCACTGGAACGCGCTGACCGTGCCATGGGTAGCGTGGGACACGATCGCCAGCGAGTTCCTAAAGGCCGAACACGCGCGGAAATTGGGTGATTACTCGCCATTGGCGGAGTTTGTGCGCAAACGACTGGGTGAGTTCTGGGATATGCGGGAGTTTCAGAGCGAAGAGGTCAATTTGTCGGGTGGTTTCGCGATGGAGGAGCCGTGGGATCAAGAGTTTAGGCGTTACATGACCGTAGACGTTCAGCGTGACTATTTCCGCGTCATCGTCCGACTTTGGGCGCAAAACGGCGAATCTAGGCTCTTTTACGCGGGCGAGCTGCACACATGGGCGCAATTGGCTGACTTGCAGAAGAGATTAGAGATTACCGACAGGCGCGTGTTCGTCGATTGCGGGTTTGAGCGGTATCAAGGGGAAGTTTACCGCCAGTGTGCGGCCAATAATTGGATCGCATTAAAAGGCGACAAAGCACAATTCTTCACTTGGACACTGCTGGACAAGCGGACCGGTCGCAGCCGGTCAGTCAAACGTCCATATTCGCAGATCCAGCACGTTGATTCCGGTGTGGGGCTTGCACGATCCAAAGTCCGCAACGCTCGACAGGCTGACTTGTGCGACCGTATTGTCTGGAGCAGCGACTACATCAAGCTGGTTCTGCATCGGCTGCGCGCGGGCCAGGGTGCATCGTGGCAAATCGCGCACAATGCGCCAAAGTGGTATTTCAAAGAGATCCAGAATGAGGTCTTTGTCACCGAGAAGGACAAGCGGACCGGCAAGAACAAGACGTTTTTCAAAAAGCTGGGCGAGAACCACTCGTTCGACGCCGAAGCCATGCAGGTGCTGGCCGCCTGCATCGAAAAGATCATCGGGCAGGCCGAAATCATCACAAACGAGGCAGAGTCTGTCAACGCTTGACAGACAGAGTGACTTTATGGGCGGACCTTCGATTTTACGGTATGCTTCTCTGCAATTTTGCGAGACGCTTTACGATCAGTGTCTTTCGGCGCTGACCGAAGGGCAGGGCACCATCGTTATCAGCACATCGGGCGGCGGTGAGTCCGAAACCCGCGCATCTGGATCGGATGGCGGCATTCCCGTCATGACTTTGATGCGGGCTGTGATGCGCAGAATGCACCAGCTCGACCCCGTAAAGTATCCGGGTATCTCCAACCGCCTCAAACCTGACTTTTCAACCTTTCCGCTATGAGTTTTATCGAACAAACGATCAGGTTTTTCAGTCCGGCAACCGCCTTGCAACGCCAACGCGCGAAGGCGCAGCTTGAGGCGGGCGAAAGGACGGGCTACTGGCGCGTCGGAGCGCAATCATCGACCAATCGCCGGGCGAGCGGGCAATCACTTGATCAGCCAGATTCCAGCCGCAACCATACCGACCGGGTGACGCTCATCCGGGAGGCTCGGTGGCTGGAAGAGAATAGCAGTGTGGTTAAAAGCATCCTGCGCAAGTACCGCACCTTTTCGGTGGGCCGCTTGCAGTACGTGCCGCGCACAAGCTCCGAGGAAGCCAACAGGGCGATCACAGCGTATGTTGAGCGGTGGATGGCGAGCTGCGACTTGACCCGGCGCCACCACTTTCGGGTGCTGGCCGGTTTGGGCGTGACCTCGATGAAGCGGGACGGTGACATCGGTTACATCGTGTCCGAAGTGCCGATGACGCAGCTCGACGAGATGCTGAAAATCAGTCCGATCCGGCTACAGGCCATCGAGGCTGACCGCATTGGCTCAATTCCAAACCGCAACGGGACAGATGCAAAACCGTTCAAGCCGCTCAAGAGAGGCGAGCAGGACTTTTCCGGCGTTGTCATCGACTCGACGGGTAGGCCGATCCGATACCGCATCTACAACCGCAGCACAACCGGTGAGTCCATGATGCCTGCGCTTGAGGTGCCGGCGCAGGAGTTCCTGCACTTGTTCGACCCGACCCGGCTTGATTCTTACCGAGGCTTTTCCGCGTTCGACGCAGCTATCACTGACATCAAGGATCTGCAAGAGATCCTCGCATGTGAGAAAATCTCAGTGAAGTATCTCTCTTCAATCAGCGGTGTCATCAACAATGCGGACGGCAGCGCCGATCAAGACGTATCGCTCGACACGACGCACAGCGACTACATGAGCGACGCCGACCGCATGAAGAAGGTCGAGCCGGGTGCGATCCAGTACCTTGCAGAGGGTGAATCGTTCAACCCGGTTGATTTCAACCGCCCGTCACCGACTTTTAACGGGTTCTTGGACACTCTCGTTCGCTCGACCGGACTTGCCGTCGGGCTGCCTTACGGATTTATCTACTCCTGGGCGGGACAAGGGACAGCGGTCAGGATGGAAGCTGCGCAGGCCGCGCGGGAGTTTGAAATGACCCAGCTAACGCTGGAGGAAAAGCTTCTGTATCCGATCGTTATCCGCGTCATTGCTCGCGGCATCCAGCTCGGCCACTTGCCAGCCGTGGCTGACTTTGATGCGGGTGAATGGCGTTTTCCTGCCAAAGTCACAGCCGACATCGGGCGCGAATCCAAAGCTCTGATCGACGAGACCATGGCCGGAATTATCAGCAAGACGCAGATTGCGGCGGATCGCGGTGAGGATCGCAACATCATTCGCAGCCTGCTTCGCGCGGAGGCGATGGAGCTGGTCGAAGATGCGAAGATGGTGCAAGACGCATCCGGCGGCGTGCTGGATCTGCCAACTGCCATCTACATGCTTGAGCGGCGGGCACCTAACGCGCCGGCTATCCCGGCGCCAGCGGCTGCGCCTGAGGAGGACGTGCCAGAAGTCGAGGATGAAGAGTCGCCAGAGGACGAGGCCGAAGACATTGCCGAGGACGAAGCCGAGGCTGGCAGCACTGATTGACATCGGGGCGGCGTGTATGCCAGTCACCGAAGAGATTCAGACATTCGCAGCGTTCCAAGGCAAGGTTTCAGGAAATACCATCATGGGCGTTTCCTTGATTCAGGAAGGCCCGGCGCTCGGTCATGGCGTGTTTGTGGACAAGCGTTCGCTGAACAAGTTTAAGTCACTCGCAATCGAGAAGGGAAGGGTGAAGGCAAAGCTTAATCACTTCTCTTCGGTGCAGGATACGGTGGGTTATTACGAGAATTTCCGGGTCAGTAAAGGCAAGCTCCTAGCCGATCTGACTTTATTCGACGCGCACAGCGGAAAAGAGATGCTGCTTGAAATGATCAACGAAATCCCCTCCACTTTCGGCGTGAGTTTGATGTTTGCAGCGGATGCGCCAGAGTTGGACAAGGAGAGCGGCAACTACATGACCCGCCCACGCGGTCTATACTCGGCAGACTTTGTAGACACACCCGCCGCTAACGCTGACGGCGTGTTCTCGGCTGATCAGATTGACAGTGACGAAGATGTTATGCCAATTGACCCACCGGCGCCTGCGCCAGAACCTCAAGTTGATTTTTCCGCTCTGATTGCGGAGCAGTTCGCCGCTTTCACTGCTAAGTTTGACGAAGTGGCTACGCAGTTTGCCGCCGACAACGCAAAAGTGCTCGCCGAGTGTGAGGCACTTAAGGCCTACGTGGAAGCGTTGCAAGCTGGTAACAGCGACATTGAGCTGCAAGCTCGCCTCGCCGCCGCCGCTCCTGCTCCTGCTGCGTTTGCCGCTCCTATTAACGAGCCGGAAGTCAAGGTTCCAGCGATCTCCTACCACGAAGCCAAGAATCAAGCTATCGGCACCTCAACCGGTCTCGATCGCTTGAAAGCGGTTCGTGCGTTCACCGAAAAATTCCCAACCGAAGCGGCTTACGTTTCGGCCAACTCATAACAACTTTCTACCAAGACCATGCCACAAGCCAATCTTCTCGATATCGCTAAGCTCAACGGCTCCGACACCATCGTCGGGCTGATTGAGGAAACCCTCACCTACGCTCCCGAGGTGCAGATCATGCCAGCGCGCACCATTCGCGGCACCAGCTACAAAGTCGTCTCTCGCACGTCTTATCCTGGCGTCGGGTTCCGCGCTGCTAACGAAGGCTCGACTCCGACGAAATCGAGCTTTGAAAACCAGTTGATCGAGTGCTACATTCTCAGTGGCGCCGTTCAGGCCGATATTGCGGTCGCTCGCGCTTACGAGGACGGAGAACAAGCATGGAAAGACATCGAATCTATCGGCGTCATGCGCCAAGCCATGATCGAGCTTGGTTCACAGGTCATCTATGGAACGTCTGTTGATGCGAAGGGCTTTCCCGGCTTGCAGGCTATCCATACCGCTTTTAACTCCGGTCTGGGTGCTTCCGCGCTAACGGTCGATGCAGGCGGAACAAGTGCTGGTACTGGCTCTTCGGTGTACGGCATCAATACTGATACGCAAGGCGTACAGCTCGTGTTCGGCTCCGGCACCACTTTTGAGCTTGGCGAATGGCGCATCGAAAACGTGGGAACCGACTCGGTCTATCCTGCGCACGTTGCTAACTTGACCGCTTGGGTGGGTATGCAGGTCGGCAGCAAGTACAGCGTGGGCCGCCTGAAAGACGCTACCGCTGATTCGGGTATGGGTGTCACCGACGCCAAACTTGCTGAGTTGCTTAGCAAATACCCAGTGGGCTACCGGCCTAATTACTGGCTCATGAACCGCCGCTCGGCCTTCCAGTTGCAGGTCAGCCGCTCAGCTTCCACGGTTCAAAACGGTGTCAAAACCTCTAGCGGTTCTGAGATCTTTGCCCCTCTACCTACTGAGTCGAACGGCATCCCGATCGTCATCACCGATTCCATCCTCAACGACGAAGCTCTTACCGCTTAATCTCTAAAGAATTATTACAATGGCTAACGAATTTTCTCGAAACATTCAGGACGCGGACCTGACCAAGGCTCGTCTGCTGACCGCCTCTGACGGCAACGTCCAATCCCCTGACCTCGACCTCGGCACCAATTCTAAAGGGTTTTTCCCTGAGAATACCGAAGTAGAAGTCTTGATCCCTGCTTTGACTGCTACGCAGCTCGCATCAGCGGACACGATCACCATCCTCTTGCAGGGTGGATC